TTATGGACCATTGAGTACGCGACACAGACTTTAACAGCTGGTACAAATTTTTATTCAATTGATCAAAAGGTAGTGGATATAGTGGATGCAGTGGTAACAACTACTGCTGGTGCTACATCTAATCTTGAAGGAAACAGTGATACAACAGATGTTGCCATGAATAGGATATCCAGGACTGAATACTTAAATTTAAGCAAGAAAGAGAATTCATCCAGTGGTGATGGAAGACCTGTGCAATTTGCCTTAATTCCAGGACAAGTAACTGTTGGGGGATCCTCTTCAACTGGCCGTCCCGAAAATGATATGACACTATTCTTATATCCAAGTCCGGATAAGGCTTACATATTAAAATATTTTTACATTGGAAGAATACAGGATTCCGGTGCTTATACCAACAATGCAGACGTACCTTTTTATTTTCTTCCATGTTTGACTGCAGGATTGGCTTATTATATAAGCTTAAAGAAAGCACCAAGATTAAGTCCAATCTTAAAATCGGTGTATGATGAAGAATTTGAACGTGCTGCTGATACTGACCGAGAACGAACGTCGTTCAGGGTTGAGCCAGCAGTATCTTATAAACCATAGGAGGTAATATGGTTAAATGTGAAAAATGCGGTTGTGATTGCGATTGTAAAGACAATTGTCAATGCACAGACTGCGAGTGCAAAAAGGAGGAAAAATGAGTAATTCAAATTGGAACAAAGATTCTAACGCCGGAAGAAGTTCTAAGGGTGGAGTAAAAGGAAATTGGAGTGATAGAGGAACTATCTCAATTCCTGATGCTAGCCCCAAGGAAAAAGAAAAAGCTGTTTCTATTGCTAGAGGAACTATTTCAGGTTCTGCAAAAGGAATGGGTGCGGCTACTAAAGGCGGAAAGTATCATTGGGCTGGATCAAAAGATTCTAAATGGTAGGGTAGATGGCTTACGCTAAAGGAAAATACGCTAAATTTATTTCTGATCGTAGTGGAATGGCATTCCCCTATAATGAAATGGTAAAGGAGTGGAATGGTTCACGCGTTCATAAAAGTGAATTTGAACCAAAAACAGCACAGGACAATCCTAAAAGACATATGTCTGATAAAGAAGCATTGCAGTTTGCAAGGCCGGCTAGAACAGAAAACGCGGTTGCTAGACTACTTCCCCGTAATCCTTTTAGATTTACGGCCAGTAGTGCAACAATATCAGTGTTTGAACCCGATCATGGAAGATCTAGCAGTGATACGGTGAGATTTAGGGATGTCACTGGATCTTTATTTGGAGCTGCTGTGACTGAGTTGGAAGATGAGGATGGGTATAGTATAACAAAAACAGATGATGACTTTTATACTTTCACGGTGTCAACGGCACCATCTATAACAGGAAATGGTGGTGGGGGGTATTCCTCCGCTGGACCGGCAACATTGAGTAACTAATGACAACATACGCGGAACTAACAACACAGATCATAAATTATACTGAAACAAGTACGGATGTATTGTCTTCAACCATTACAGATGATTTTATTGAGCATACTGAAAACAGGATATTAAGGGATGTTGATATTGACGCGTTTAGATCATACCAATATGCAACTGTAACGGCGGATAGCCCTTTCGTGTCATTACCTGGTGGAGCATCACCGGATCCAACTTCACTTGCCACAATCAGAACAGTGCATATTTGGCCTGCTTCAGGTACGGCAACTAGGACATTCTTGGAGCAAAAAGATGTTTCTTACATGAATGAATATTGGCCCAATAGAACATCCACTAGCACGCCAAAATACTGGGCATGGTGGGATCATAATACAATTTACCTTGCGCCAACACCGGATTCAGCTTATAACATAGAAGTAGGTATTACCAGACTATCAACAAGACTTTCCAGTAGTAATACAACTACATGGTTGGGCAACAACGCTCCATCGGCATTATTATATGGATGTCTTGCAGAAGCCTTCAAATTCTTGAAGGGACCAGCTGAAATGCTGCAATTATATGAACAATCATATCAACGTGCCATTCAAGGATTGGCTATTGAACAATCCGGAAAGCATCGAAGAGATGAATATATGCAAGGGGAACTAAGGATTCCTTTGCAACAAGAACAGAAATCCACAGGAGGATAAAACATGGCAATAACCCAAGCTGTTTGTACCAGTTTTAAGCAGGAAATTCTTGTCGAAGGACATGATTTTACGGCTACAACTGGTGACACTTTCAAAATTGCATTGTATACAAGTTCAGCTACTTTAAGTGCTTCTACATCCGCTTATTCCAGTTCAAATGAAGTTTCCGCTTCAGGAACTTATACTGCTGGTGGTGGATCACTTACGGCGGTAACACCAACTACTTCAGGAACAACTGCTCTTTGTGATTTTGCTGACGCTTCATTTACATCAGCAACTATTACAGCGAGAGGAGCATTAATTTATAACAGTAGCAATTCTAATAAAGCAGTATGCGTATTGGACTTTGGTGGCGACAAGACGTCAACAAGCGGAACGTTTACAATTCAATTCCCGACAGCAGACGCAAGCAACGCTATTTTACGGCTGGCATAGGAGATAATTTATGGCTCTCGTAGTAGACGATAGAGTAAAGGAAACATCGACAACGACCGGAACCGGTACGCTTAATTTAAGCGGAGCCGTTTCTGGATTTCAGACTTTTGTTGCGGGTGTTGGGGATGGCAATACAACATATTATGCCATTGTTAACCGTGATGAATCTGAATGGGAGACCGGTGTTGGAACCGTAACTGATGCTTCAACTGATACACTGGCAAGAACAACAGTTATTGCAAGTTCAAACAGTGATTCAGCAGTTAGTTTCAGTTCTGGAACAAAGGATGTATTCACAACCCTGCCGGCAAGCAAGGCTGTTTATGAAGATGCTAGTGCAGATGTTACATTACCAGATGATCTTATTTTAGGATCTGATTCGTCTGTTTTAAAATTTGGTGCAGATAGTGATACAACTTTAACACATACAGACGGAACAGGTTTAACTTTAAATAGCACAAATAAATTAGCTTTTGGAGATTCTGCAACATTTGTTCATCAATCATCTGATGGTGTGATGACAATAGACGGTGAGGCAACTATTGACTTAAACGCTTCAACGGCTGTTTTAGTAAGTAATGATTTAAAGTTAAACAGTGATAGTGCTGTTTTAGGTTTCGGTGCGGATAATGATACAACTTTAACACATACAGACGGCACAGGTTTAACTTTAAATAGCACAAATAAATTATTATTTAGAGATACTGGCTTATATGTTTATTCGTCTACAGACGGTCAATTAGATTTAGTAGCAGATACAGAAATACAAATAGCAGCAACGACAATAGATATTAATGGTGCAGTTGCACTTGATGGCGCTATTACTGGCGCTACCAATATTACTTTATCTGGTGAACTAGATGCGGCAACATTGGATATATCCGGTAACGCTGATATAGACGGAACAGCAAATTTAGACAATACAGACATTGATGGAACACTTGCTGTTGATGGTACAACCATCTCCTTGGATGCGACAACATCACTAAATATAGATAATTCCAATACATCCAATGGCATTACCATAGGTACTGCAACATCAGGTGTGCCAATTTCAATTGGACACACAACTTCTGAAGTAACGGTTAACGATAATCTTACAGTTACAGGAACTTTAACCCTTGGTTCAGGAGCGGAATTAACAGAAGCGGAACTAGAATTTTTAGATGGAATTACAGCAGGTACGGCAGCAGCAAGCAAGGCGATGGTCGCTGATGCTAACATAGACATTACTGGTGGTAGAAATATTACCATTAGTGGAGAATTAGACGCCGCGACTTTGGATATATCTGGAAATGCTGATATTGATGGAACAGCAAATTTAGATGCTGTAGATATTGATGGCGCAGTTCAAGTAGATAATACTATCACGGTTGGTGCGGATGACACTGGTTATGATGTAAAATTCTTCGGAGCTACCGCCAGTGCTTATATGCTCTGGGATGAAGATGTTGATGATTTGATTCTTGCGGGTGCCGCCAGACTGGTGGTTCCAGATGGTAACCTAGTTCTTGGAAGCACGGCTGTAACAACAACTCCTGCGGAATTAAATTTAATAGATGGTGGAACAGCGAGAGGGACAGATGCATTAGCAGATGGAGACGGAATTTTAATTAACGATGGTGGTACAATGAAAATGACAAATGTAACTGCTGTTAAAACATATATGACAGGCACTGCAGCAACGAAAGGTTTCGCGATTGCTTTAGCCGTGGCTTTATAGTATAAGGAGGATAAATGGCACAGGATTTTAGGAATGTAGTAGCAAGGTCACAGGGAACCACGGCAGCAGGTATTTTGACTGCGGGTAACTATGACGCGGTTATTGGTATTCGTGTGTGCAACATTCTCACAACAACAGTGAAAGTGGATATTTATGTTGTAAGGAGTACGGCAAACTACTACCTATGCAAAGATACCCCAATTCCTCCGGGCGGTTCAATTGAACTGATTCAGGGGGGAGCTAAAGTAGTGTTGGTTAGTGGTGATGTTTTGACGCACGATTGCGATACGGCTAATGGAATCGACCTTTGGGTAAGCTATATTGACACGATAAGCGAGTAGGAGGATTTATGAGCGAAGTGGCGACAATTAACGGAATACAATACATTGGGTGTTCTGCACCTAATGAGTCTATCCTGCACCATGCGGCAAGCATGGATGCGAACCAGACAATTGAGTCTGCCGTGTTGGCAGGCCCTGTGACGTTCACGTCAACGGTAACAATAACAGGTAACGTGGTAATAGTATAATGGGAACAATACAGATAGATGGTTCAACGCCAAAACTGACAATAGGAAATGCAACCGCAGAGGATGCGTTAATTTTATTTGATGGCAATGCACAGGACTTTCATATTGGACTTGACGATACTGCTGATGATTTAGTCATCGGTGTTGGTTCCGCTTTAGGAACAACAACTGCACTGGCGATAGACGAGAACGCAGGTTCAACATTCAGTGGCACAGTAACGGTTGGAGTAGACGACACAGGAAAAGACGTAAAATTCTTTGGTGCTACTGCTAGTAGATACTGGTTATGGGATGAATCCGCTGATGGTGTTGTCCAAAGAGGAACATTAACCGTTGGTGTTGATGATACTGGACACGATGTGAAACTGTTTGGTGCTTCTGCTGGTGCATACATGGAATGGGATGAAAGTGCAGACCAACTTAGAATTATGGGAGCATCTGCTGATGCTACTACCAGTACGGGTAAACTTCTTTTAGCCACATCTTTAACAGATATTAATGCAAATGACGTAATAGGAAAAATAGACTTCCAAGCTCCACATGAAGCAGGAGGAACAGACGCTATTACGGTTGCTGCTTCCATTCAAGCTATTGCTCAATCTACATTTAGCTCTTCTTCCAATGCGACAGATTTAATATTTTATACAGGACATTCAGAAGCAGCAGCAGAAAAGATTAGGTTTACTTCTCAAAATGAAATAGGAATTGCAGGTGCCAACTATGGCACGGATGGTCAAGTTTTGACTTCTGCGGGTGCAGGTGCTGCCGTTGCTTGGGAAGATGCTGCCGGATTTGATGTTTCTTCCATAACTGGAGCAACAGACCTAGCTGCCATTCCTGATAATGATGATGAATTCGTCATGAGTGATGGCGGAACGCTGAAAAGAATAGATTATAAATATTTAGTTCCGTTCGGCTCAATAGGAGGTTGTTTTTCACACGGAAATCAAACAGACATTACCGATTCTACTTATGTAAAAATATTATTAAGCAGCACTAAATTTAATAGAGGTCTTACTTTTGGCTCAAGCACAATTACCATTCCATCAGGTGGAGATGGCGATTATTATTGTTCTGTATTCATTGATTTTAATGCATATTCAAATGGAGCTCTTGGGGCAGGAACTGTAGCTGTTTATGTAAACGGAAGCGGAGTAAAATATTCTACTATTGATTTTAGAAAAGCTGCTGATGATTATAATTCAATAAAAGCTCACGTATCGTTTGATGGAATTCTAGGTGATTTAAACGCTACCGACACTATAGATATATATGCTTATGTACTAATGGACCAAGGAACTGCAAGTTACAGAGCAGCTAATGGTACTATGATTACGCTTTTCAAAGTAAATAACGATTAGGAGAATAGTATGGCACAAAGTGATTCAAGACGATTATACATAGTATTGCCTTATCTCTATCCTGATTTGGTGAATCAAGCTCCTCTTCTAGGCGGAGATTATCATTTACAGAATGATTCAGATGGAACAGGAACACAACTTCACTGGCACAAGGAAGGAATAGCAGAACCAACAGCACAACAACTTGCTGATGCCAAGGAAGCTGCTATAGATGCTTATTGGTGGAAACTACTAAGAAGAACAAGAGACAGGTTATTGGTGAACAGTGACTGGTCACAGGGAGCAGATGTGCCAAGTGCGGTAAAATCTTCTTATGCGACCTACAGGACTGATTTAAGAGACTTACCAACAACTGTAACCAAACCAGATTTTGCTACATTAAATAATCAAAGCATTGGGGAATGGGATATTGATTCTTTAATGCCAACAAAACCAAGTTAAGGAGACTAAATGACTTTTACAATAGATAAAAAAGAATACGATGAAACAAAACTGGACGGCAAGGCAAAGGTTGCCTTTAACAACGTGCAGGTATTGCTCAACGAGAAGAACGACCTGATGCACAGGTTGGAAAAAAACAAGATACTTTCTGAACACTATTCGGAAGTGTTGAAGAAGAATCTACCAAACGGGGAGGATAAAAAATAATGGCCAGTGAAATTAAAGTAGATACCATATCGGAAAAAACATCCGCAGGTGGTGTTACCATTGACAGCGTTGTACACAAGGACTCTGCTGTCTACCCTTCAACAGCAGACGGTGGAGCATTGGGTAGTGCGAGTAATGAATGGTCTGACTTGTTCTTGGCGGACAGTTCCGTCATTAAATTTGGTGCAGACCAAGATACAACTCTTACACACACGGATGGTACGGGATTAACTTTAAACAGTACAAATAAACTTTGCTTCAATGACGCCTCGCAGTTTGTGCAGGGGTCAAGTGCAACGGTATTGTCACTGGGAGCAACTGATGAAATAGATTTAACCGCTACGGCAATTGATATCAATGGCACAGCAGATGTCAGTGGTGCATTTACAGCAGGTTCTACTATTGTAGCTACAGGTTCAATAACTGGCACAACAATAGAGCCAAATGCTGATACGTCAGCAGGAGACAATGCGGCAATTGGGTATACTTCAGCAGAAGGACTAATACTTACAGGTCAAGGTTCTACTGATGATATAACAATTAAGAATGATGCTGATACAACTATACTTAATGTTGCAACTGGTGCTACAGATGTTGAAGTATCAGCAGGAAATATATTATTTGGAACAGCAAACAAAGGAGTTTATCTTGGTGTTACTTCAGCAACAGCATCAAATTTATTGGATGATTATGAGACAAGCCAAACTTGGACGGCCACTTTAACCGACAATTCTTCCGCAACAATGGCTGCGACCATTGGTAAAAGTTACACATTGATTGGCAATATATGCACTATAACTGCCTACATTCACAGTTGGACAGACGAAGGTGACGGTTATCTTAAAAGTATGGCTCTTCCTTTCTCTAGTGCAGCTGCGCCAAGAGCAGCAGGTGCTCTTTCTGTTTATGGTGTTCCCATAAATTTTAAAGGAGTTGTAGCTGAAATTTCTGGAGGCTCTGCATTGTTGAATTTTTGGGAGTTAAAAGATGATGCTGCTGCTAATCAATATATGGAAATTACTGGCGGTGAAGTGATGGTCAGCATCACATACACAGTAGCTTAAAAAGGAGGTAGAAAAATGGCAATAACTAAAGAAAATGTAATAGAGAGAATAGAAGTGGTGACTGAATATAAACATATTCAGTTAGCGACTGACTTAGTCATTAAAGAAGACGGTACTGAAATTTCTCGTTCTCGTAATAGAAAAGTTTTAACACCCGATATGGATATTTCTGGTGAAGATGCTCAAGTTAAATCTATTGCAGATGTAGTTTGGACACAGGCGGTTAAGGATGCTTGGGCTACTAAACTAGCAACAGAATCATAAGGAGACTAAATGGCAGAAATTCGTATAAACGCGACCGGGGGAGTCAAGCTCTATGACGCTGACGACTCGCATTACGCACAGATAGTAGCGGGAACGATTACATCGAATGTTGATGCTATTACATTAGGGCATGACACAGTTACTATTGCTGATAATTTATCTTTAGGGTCAGATT